AATATCAATGCCAAGCGTGAAAGAATAAAAGCAGGCTCTGGAGAGCGTATGCGTAAGCCTGGTAGTAAAGGTGCACCAACAGCCAAGGCATTTAAAGAATCGGCTAAAACAGCCAAACCAGTTAAAAGGAAAACAAAATGAAAGACAGTAATTTATCTTATGCAATCGGTGGTGCGGCTAGTAAAGGCTCACCAAACAAGTTTGCAGGCAATATGAATCAACATGGCAGCCCAGATGCGTTGATCAACAAAGGACGTGGTCCTGTTGGCGGCGGAACAGCAATGCCTGCATGTGGCAAAGACATGTTTACTGGCAAGCCACAACAACGCCAAGCAGTTGGTGATGGTGCTACCAAAGCAATGCCAAAGACTGGTCAAATCTCATTTGATTTTGGTCGTGGTCCAACGAAAGGTAATCAACGATGATCAACGCATATCAAGTCACTGGCCTAACACATAAAATCACTGCTACATCAAGTAGCAGTGAAATCAATATTACACCCACAGAAGCAGGTTTTAGTTTTAGTGGTAAACCTGGACCATTCTTTTTAAAAATTACTAATGGTAGTGCTGATAATAATGTTTTCTTCTCTACTGGCCTAACAAGTCAAACAGCAACAATTCCAACAGGTGACGGCGCACTTGCTGGCAGTTGCCCAATTCCAGCCTATGCTGAAATTATTGTGCAAGTTGAGAATCCCAACGATTCACCAGCAACAATTTATGTGGCTGCGATTGCCGCAAGTTCAAGTCCTGTGTTTATTACACCGGTAGTACCAATTTAAAGGAAAAACAAAATGACAACATTAAGAACGGATTTAATCCCAAATTTATACGCTAATCCAGTTTCAACGATTAGTCAAGCCAGTCCAGCAGTGGTCACAGTTCCTGTAACTGCTAGAATTGTCAGCACAACTGGCACTATTGGCACAGTTACTGGTTCAGGCACAACCAGTGATCCTTGGACTGCGGCAATCACTGTGATGACATCAACCTCAGGCATGCTGTCAGGTGATATTATCACTGCCACAGCAGGCACAGGCACATTTGCCGCAAGTGGCACAGTAAGTGTAAGAGAAGTTACAGGTAATCAAAGCATTACAATCAATAAAATTGGTGGAACTATTCCCACAGCAGGCACTGTTACAAATATCACAGAACCAGCATTCAGCACATTGCCACCATTTCTTTCAACTGCTAATATTGTCAGTGCAACTGGCACAATTGGTACAATTCCCACAAGTGGAATAACCAGTGGCGTTACTACTTTTACAACTATAGCAGGAACCAGTGTTACAGCAGCCGCAACTTATACTGCTGTGTCACAATCTGCTACAAGCGGCAGTGGTAGCGGCGCAGTTTTCACAGTTGTAAAAGCAGGCGCAGGCACAGCATACAGTGGAGCAGTGACAATAACTACAACCACTGTTGGTTCTGGCTACGCGGTAGGCGATACTATTACAATTCCTGGAGCAAGTTTAGGTGGCACAACTCCTACTAACAATATGACATTGACATTAGGTGCTGGTAGCCTTGCTGGTCCTTGGACTTTTGCCATCACAGGAATGACTACAACAGCGGGTCTACAGGTTGGTGATGTTATCACTTCCACAGCAGGCACAGGCACATTTGCCGCGGCTGGTTCAGTGGTTGTTGCCAGCATTCCAAGTTTAAGCAGTATTACAGCAACAAAAACAGGTGGATCGGCTCCCACAGCAGGAACAATCACAAACATTACTCTTCCACGTGGAACTATTGTTTTATTCACAGAACCAGGCAATAGATTTACATTCAGTTCCAGCACTGGAGAATTCCAAGCAGGTGAAACTTTTACACAAGCCACCAGTGGTGCTACAGGTCTTATTACCAATGTATTTCCAACAGCAGTTGAATACACAGTAACCAGCGGCGTAGTTAATACAAGCAATGTTGTTACAGGTGCTACAACAGGTGCTACAACAACTCCAACATCAGTGACAGGTATGAACCAATTGTTAACAGCAGGTATTAATAATAGCAATGCTTTTTATATTAGTGTATTGTCAGCAAACACATTCTCATTATACAAAGACGTTGGTTTAGGCACTCCAGTTAACAGCACTGGTTTTACAGCCGCAACAGCCAATGCTGGTCAGTTCACAGACTTTAACGTAGTAGTAATTACTGAAGCATAAAAGGAAATATTATGAAATCAACTAACCCACAGGGTAACAAAGAGATTAACCAAAAGCGTGGACCTACAACTGGTAATGCTGGCACTATGAGCAAGCGTGAAACTTATGTAGCAGAAAAATCCGCAAATTCAGGTGAGAAAAGTGTATTGGCTAAAATGGTCACAGACGCACTTGAAATGCGTGGACGTGGTGTACCACCCGCAGTCACTACAACTAATCCAGCATTAGAAGGTGTCAGTATGAATACTAATACAGGTCCTAAAAAGAACTCCACTGCTGATGGTAGCAGATTATCCAGCAAATACAAAAGTTCAAAGAAATAAGGAACAGCAATGGCAATAACACCAAGAAGCAAAGGTCTAGGCAATATTGGAAGTATTGTCAATCGTCAAAGACAAGCGGCACCAACTCGTCCAGCACCCAAGCCCATGGTTAAGATGCCAGTACCCAAGCCTGCACCCAGGCCAATGGCAAGTCCAGTAACTGGAGGAAGAACTACAATGGCACAGCGTCAAGCAATGCCCAGTCCTTTTAGAAATAATACCAAGGCACCCATGGCAAAGATGAATCCCATGACATATGGTCCAAATCTAGCACAACAAGGGTTGTTGCCCGCGCCTATGCCCGCGCCTTATACACCTGAACCACCAATAATGGATATGGTGGAAAGAGATCAATACGGTAATCCAATAGGTGGAGGATATGGTCCTAGTCCACAGCCATTTAATCTTAATCCTAATCCAAGTTCAGTTTTTAATCAACCAGGCATGATAATGGACATGGTGGAAAGAGACCAGTACGGTAATCCAATAGGAATGGACAACATGGGTGGCGGACAACCAATGAATTTCTTTGGTGGACCAACAGTAGATTATAATGGACCAGCAGGTCAGCAACCAGGCAATTTTGGTAATCCAAATCCATTGAAAAGCGACTATGATGAATTAGAAGGTCCTGGTTATAATACCAATCCCAGCATGAGTGGTTCAATGTTCAGTGGTCCTGGATTTAGAGGTTATTAATCATGTCAACATACACAAAATTTAATTTGCCCAAAGCAAAAAAGAAAACAGAAAAGGCCAAAGAGCCTAAGATGATCAAACCAAGTAAACCCAGTAAACCAGTTAAACCTAAATCTACACCAAGAACTACAAACAGTAGAACTGGTGCTTTAGGTGCGACCAGCGGATACTAAATAACACAGAGACACTAGTCTCTATAGCATAGACAATTCAAGGAATAGAAATGACAAAAAAAACATCACCACCACCTACTCAAGAAGTAGCAAGTCCCTGGGACGAAGAGCCCACACAACAAGAAATCATAGACGTAGCAGAACAAGTTGCTGGCATTATACCCAAGTCAATCAGCAATGCTGACTTTGACATTGACGGATTAATGACAGACTTTCCCACTGCAAAAGAACTGGAACGATTTGTATTTGATGAAACTGGCGTAGTATTAAATCTAAAAGGTCGTGCCAATAAATTAAAATATCAAGTGGCCATGGATGTATTAAATGGCATTGAAGTAGATCCAAAGTTTGTAGGTGGAGACAATCCCTATATTGACAAAACAGAACTAGTGCCAGTGGAAGATCTAAAGCCAGTTCCAGCCAGAGACAATCAATTACCAGAACCCAATAATTTACAAAACATCTTTGTCAGCAATGTTATCCCACACACTGACTTTGAAGCACGTATGCAGGACAAGAAAGTATCAGTGTACTTTCGCAAATACAAGTCCGGCGAAATCAGTTATGAAATTGTTGGACCAATTGAACAACGCCCACATGGTATGAAGTTGGACAAGTATGGTCGTGAGCGTCCAGAAGTTATTAAATGGGTTGATCCCCGCAGTGGCGAACAAACCATTGTTCGCGGTGATGGAACATTGACACCACAGGGTCGTAAACTGCGTGGACTAATGCAGAGTTTCAAAGTCAACACCAGCAATCAATGGGACACTTGGATTGACAGAGAGTTTATCAGTCTAGGTGGCGATGGCGTAACGGATGTTTGGGACTTGACAAAATGACAGCCCGTGACAGCGAGATACGTCGCGCACAAGAAGCAGCCCGAGTCAGTGACACATTAATACTTCAAAAGATCAATGCGTCACACAGAGTTGCTTTTGCTGAAAAGTTTCCAGGACAAATTGAACACATTCTACGCTTGTTAACAGAACGACTACAGAGTGGACTGGACAAGCGTGATGGTGTTGAATTGGATAATCCCGATACGTGGAAATTAACCAGCAAAGAACTTGCGGATCTAAGCACAGCAATACATCATATCTACATTGTAAAAGAAAAACTACGAGATGTTCAATCTAACACACAATGAAGATTCAGCAATAGACATAGGTGGAGTTTGGACTGGTCCTGACGAGTTTGAACTTCACTTTAAATTCAACAATGACAATCAAGACGACATAGAAGTATTTCTAATATTAAGTCACGATGAACTACAAACACTTGTTCGTTATCTAGACAACAAATTGGTAGTTAATAAGTTGAGGAGCATGTAATGCTGGGCAATGATATATTGATGTCTAGAGCACTGCGTTATGCAGTTGACAAACACGATTTAACTGTGGATGCACTTAAAACAATACCTGGGCCATTGAAAACACATTTAATGGATCTCAGCATTGATGTTGCTGAAGATATGAGATTCAATCAACTCAAATACTTTAGACCATTTGAACATCAAAAAACATTCTTCAAAACAGGATCAGCGGATCGCCGAGGAATCCTTGCTGCCAACCGAGTTGGCAAAACTGTAAGCACATGCTATGAAACAGCCATGCACCTAACTGGCATATATCCAGAATGGTGGGAGGGATATAGATTTACCACAGCAATAACTGCCATGGTGGCAGGTGAGGGCTGGAGTCAAGTAGCATTGGTATTACAAAATGAATTATTAGGAACACAAGATGTCAAAATTACAGAGAATCTGGGAACTGGTGCCATTCCTCGTAGTTGTATTGTCACTGATACTATGCGAAATGATGGAGCCAACAATATCGGCTGCGAGATCCGTCATATTTCTGGTAGTAATAGTTATCTGCTATTTGCTAACTACACGCAGGAGGTTAGACAACTCCAAGGATTTAAACTTAATCTTGCAGTATTTGATGAGCAACCACCAGATGATTTCTTCAGTGAAATTGTTACTAGAACAGCAACAACGCAGGGAAAAGTTCTCTGCTCGTTTACACCGCTCAAAGGACTCAACGGACTAGTCAGTAAGTTTTGGAATAAAGAAGAGGGCTATGAATACATTCGTGTAAGTTGGGATGATGTTCCAGAATACAGTCCCTGGGGTGAACCATTCTTATTAAAAGAAACACGACGACAGTTAGAACGAGATTATCTGCCACACGAGCGAGAAGCACGTATTGCTGGCCGACCTGTCATGGGCAAAGGTGCTGTATTTCAACTCAGCAATTGGCCTACTTATAAAACAGGTGAAATTGATTTTACTCGTATGCCAAACATACACAGAGTTATTGCACTGGACTTGGGCTTGGTAAATGACAAAACAGTTATTACATTAATGTATTGGGAACCATATGAGCGAACTGCTTACTTACATAGACAGATTGTTGTGCAGGGCATTGAAGAGGCTGTGCCCACTCAGTATGTCAATCATTTACTTCGTCCTGAAGTGTTTGGCACTCCTATTGTGCTACCTGCTGACGCAAATACTAGTGGCAGATATACCATGAGTTCAAGCAGCCTCCGTGAACTGTTTGAACAGTATGAACTCAATGTCTATGAACGGGCCATTATGAATCCGCCTGATCAACAAGGGCGTGTGACCAATCATAAAAGTTATGGCATTAACCAAATGCGACAAATGTTGGAGGTAGGCAGTCTAATGGTCAACGAAAACTGCACACATTTCTTGAGTGAAGCAACTAACTATTATGTAGACGAACGTGGAAGGTTCAGTGATCCAGATGACTGCATTGACTCAGCAAGATATGCGCTAATGGCCTGTTTGCAGGGCATAGCAGAACCTTGGGACAACAGAAGTCCACAACAAAGAATGATGGCACAGAGAGACAGATACATCACAAAAGATGACAGTAATAAACCTGCTTGGAAAAAGACTTTCTCAGCAAATTAAGGAATAGAATAGATATGAAACAAGGACAATTTTTAATACACGGCGGGCTAGCCGATTCAATGGTAGTTGACAACGAAGACTACAAAGTCAAAGTCACAAAGACTTGGGTGCCTGCAACAGATGTTTGGCACATTCAATTTCATAGTCAAAGTATATATGATTATAAGTTTGAACTTTTTCTTACTAAAGAAGAATTAGAACATTTGAAAAGAATATTATGACACCATTGTTTTTAGTAATAGCCAATGACATTCCAGTAATCATGTGTGAACAGCATTCAAAGGTATTTGAAAAAGCAATGACAATCAATGAACTGCCACATACTATCTATGAAATGGATGATGATCAAACTGAACAACATTTCTGCCATGTCTGCAATTTAAATGAAGTATTAAAAGAAAGAGATCGTCCTAAAATTATTCTACCAGGAGATCTACAATGAGTTATATAGTATCAGCATTACCACCCGTGAAATGTTTTGTCAAACGTGAGTTTCTCTACAACTTTGAAAAAGGGCATGGAGAACTAGAGCCAGCAATATGGGTCAGTATCAAAGCACTGCGTGGACAAGTATTTCGCATTGAAAGTTTACTGCCCAATTACGGAGCATTGTATGACAAACTACCTATACACGCTTATGTATGGAAAAAAAATCACACAGGCACACTGCCCATTGATATGTTGCAGTTATGGGACTGCATGGGCTATCGTTTTACAGTCATTGAAAAGATTGGACTGCGTAATCTAGGTGTAAAGTTCTTAGGCAAGGACAAGGCGTGGCATTATGGCAACTATTTGTTTACAGTGGACTTCTGTGCTGAAGGCATGGATGTGGACACTGGTTTCACAGAAGTTGCAGAAGAACACAAGTCATTTAATTTTATTAAATTAGAAAACGGACAGTTTGCTGTTCAACCCAACAACAGATGCCTGTGGTATGATCAAAGTTTGATTCCCAGTGTGACAAAGTTTCCAGACTTTCAAGCGGCACAGAACTTATGGACTGTGGATGGCACACGCAAATGGTGTGCGGGAGATGATTGGTTTTATAGCATTGAAGAAAGAAACCCTTAAAAAAACGCTAAATAATAGATATACTAAAGGTAACTTGCCAATATGTTAGAAATTAAAAATATCCCTGTCAGTGACATCAATCAAAATAGAAAAACCAACGCCAATTTTGTGCGTATGAAAAATCAAATGGATGTCAAAATGGCTAGTTATCTACGCTATTTGGGAACTAAAAATGCTGTAAACAGAGCCAGTGACTATCACTATCTATGTTTGGCAGTCACAGACAGTACAGCACCAGTAAACGGTATTGATTATATTCACCCCAGTGTCAAACCTGTTGTTGATTATGCCACAGCAGTTATTGCCAAAGGACTTATGCCCAATGGCGAAATCAACTTTGAATTTGTAGCAGACAGTGAAGATGATGAAATAGCCGCACGTCAAGCAACTAATATGGTCAACAAAGTTGTTAACCAAATGAATGATCCGCACTTTATTTTAGAACGTTGGATCATGGATGCTAACATGCACAAAAATGGTATGATGATGATCAAACCAGTGCGTGAAAAGATCAATCGTTATGTAGAAACAGAAGGTACATTAGATCAATTACGTGCCTATGAACAACAGGCAGCAGATTCTGGATTGACTACACTGCGTCAAAGCAAACGACAGATCTCCGTGGACATGGAAAAGGCCATGGCAGAAATAACTCAGTTATTGGGTGAACAAGATGCACAGTCAACAGAATCAATGTTGGATTTGGCAGATGTTGCCATGCGTCAAGCACCAGAAGATTTAGATCAAGACGCAATGGCCACTGCTGTTGTTGACATGAAATTAAACACCATGGATAATCAACAACAGATTATCGCAGATGCTATTAAACGTAATACAATTTACACTGCCAAATACAAACTAACTGGCTATAACATTAATGTTAAATTTCATCCCATTGCACAGCACTATTGGATCTGTGATCCCACAGTGCCAGAAATGAAGGATCAACCATTCTGTGGTTACTACGATCCAATGAC